ATCATCCAACGCAATATAGGTTGGAATATTGTTAAAAAAGTTTGCAACCGAAATCTTTTTGTTTACAGGGTTGCCTGATGGATCATCAATCACATGAAGAAGATCTTCTGATGCAATTGCGTTACCCAAATCTGTAAGTGCAGTAATCTTTTTATCTGCCATTTGTTTTCTCCTTAATTGTTAAAACCTTCAAGACATCACAGCATTGATTGCTGGGTTTGCCTCTTGTGAAGGAATGCTACTGTCGGGACTCGACTCACCTAATTGGAACAGAAACAAATCACATTGTTGGATTGCGCCATTGATGGCGTTTCCCTGTGCTGTCAACTGCACCCTCATCTTATCAAGGTTCTGGATCTGACTATGGATTTTCTCCAAGTCAGTTTCCAGTTCCTTTTTCTTATTTTCAATATCATCGACACTAAGTGCCTTACCATTTTTTGCCATTATATACTCCGTTTATATTATTACTTATGCGACTGCTGTAAGTGTACCAGCGGCAGTACCGGCAGCGGCAGAGATTGCCACACCAGAGTTTACTGTCGTTCCAGTATCTTTCAATGTACCACCGGCAAGTGCGATATTCTGAGCGCCGATTGACAATACGTCATCAGCAGAAACAGTTGAACCGCCTGCACCAATTGTACATCTAAACACAAGTCTGTTTGTTCCAGAACCAGACTGATATGTTGCAGTCTTAGTTGCAGCAGAACCACCACCCGCTTGTGAGTTAGCAATTACTAGAGTTGGTGAACCAGTTACAGTTACCTTCTCGTTGTAGATTACACGAACATCAATGTTACCACCGTCAGATACGTCAAACGCTGTGGTTACAAATTCTGTTGATGTGATATCTGCACCAGCAATTGAAGTTGAAAGTCCACCAATTGCACAAATAACTTCTTCAAGTCCTTTGCCGTTCAGTTGTACCCAACCTCTATCAGTTGCAAATACAGTTTTCTTTTGTTCAGCAGTGAAGAACTTAGGTTTTGCTTCATCTGCGTCTGTATTTCCCCATAGGGCCATTTTACTTCTCCTTAGTTTAAGAGTTTATCTCTTCTATTTATCTAAATCCATATCTCTTCAGTTGAGCAATGGTTTGTGTTGGACTCAGATGATGAATCCCTATACCCCCAGCGTTCTCCCACTCCTTGATATTTTTGATATAATCATCAATCAAGATATTAGGTTTACCACCAGTTGTGGCATATTTTTGTTTATCTGCTCTCATAACAAGATGGACTTTACCAGTAGGACGGGCGTTTTTCTTCAACCATTGGGTTTTACCTTTTCTACTGTTTCCATCTCTATTTGAGTATGCAGACAAAATGTTTGCATTATATTTATTGATTAGATTCCACATTCTTTGAGAACCAGGCATCCAATCAAGTGTTGCCCAGAAATCTTTCTTTCCTGTGATAGCGTTCCACCTATCTTCCTTGTCACTTCTGGCAAAGTCCAAACCAGTGAGTTTTTCGTACCCACCAATAAAGTCACATATTACCTGATCCATGTCACAATAGATTGGGGGTAGTTCTGCCTCTGATATCTTTGTCAGTTCGACAAGAGTTCGCATTTACTTATCCTCAGTTTTTGACTTCGGATTGATTTCAATATCCGCCATCGGTTTACCTGTCATAGTGGTTTTCTTAGATTCCTTTTTCTTAGGCATCTCTTCCTCTTCCTCTTTTGGGGATTTGGATGCTTCTGCCCACATATCACTGATTGCCTTTGCCGCTTGTTGTGCAAGGGTTTCTTCTTGAACTGATTCTCTTTCATATACTTTGAATTTGAATCTTGCCTTTTTCAACTGTGCCATTACTTTGTCAGCGTCATCCATATCTTCAAACTGTAGAGAACTGCCTTCATTTGGCATCATAGTAAATGGTTGATGTCCACCACTGTAAAGTTTATTATTGATGTAATCATATGCTTTTGCAGCATCTCTACTTGAATTAAATTCTAGTTCAAGATAATCAGCAGGTTTTTCTTTAAGTTCGACTTCTTCTTTCTTGTCTGCCTTTTTTCTAAGGTTTGCAAGATCATCAGCGTCAATCTTTCCGTTTTTATTCAGATCGATTTTCTTTTGTTTTGCAGAAAGTTCCTCATCAGTCTCGACATCATTCTTCAATGATTTACCTTTGTCATCGTAACCAGGCTTTCCTGCTTTTTTCTTTTTGGAAATTGCGATTGCTGCTTGTTGCGCTGGGTTCATTGCCTCAAGCACAGCACTCTCAATACTTCCTTCTTTAGTTTTAAGATACTTACCCATTAGGCTTCTCCTGTGCGTTTAGTTTGTTAATTGTTTCTTGTGCTTTTGCGATCTGCAACTGCAACTGTGCAATACGAGTTTTCTTCTTATCTTCTCGTCCTTGATCTACCATCTTGGCAGAATCTGGTTTATTTGGTTCTTCTTCTTTGATTGGTTGTCCAATCATTTGTTTCTTCTTCACCTTAACAATCTTCAAAGTCTTTTTGTCTTTGATTTTCATTGGGGGAAGTTCTGCACTTGTGATGATTGACTTTGCACCCTTTTCATCAGATGCAGTTCCAACTACCTTGTTACCATCAGCAGTATCAACTACTGCATATGGTTCACGCATTTCATTAACAGATTCTAGTTTACCACCGGCATCTGTGAATGCAGCGATTGCCATTTTTCTTCTTGCATCCATATTTTTGCCATCAAACTGTGGTGCATCTGATTTCATAAAATCTTTAATCCATGCACCAATACCATCAGAAACTTTTAGTTTCTCATCAAGCATATCACCTTCTGGTACATGAGATGAAGTCAAGTACATATTAAGTTCAAACTTGTTACCCATATTGTAAACTTGAACAGACCACCTTTTACCCTTTTCTGTTTCTAGAGTATAAGAGTTTTCCTTGCCCTTTGATGGTTTGCGAGGCCCAGTTGCAACCTTATTGTCAACCTCTGACTTCTTAATAGGTTGTCCTTTAGACTTTGCAAAAGCAGTTGCGTGTTGCATAGCAGATGAAAAATCTTTATGGTAAATTTCATAACCAGTTGCAGATTTTGTTTCTTCTAGTTCTTCACCATATCCTGCCTTTAGACTCTTCATAGATGCACCCATGTCACCGATTGCGAAATAAGCACCATCACGATCCTTGTACTGATAGATATAGTGTTTTACACCAGATGGGTTTGCAAGATTCTGTAGAGTTGTCTTTACAGTTCTACCCTTGTTCACTGTGTTCTTTGCAGTAACTTTGAATTTACCCTTGTGTCCTTTTTTGATACTGGAGTCATATTCGATTTCTACTGTATCACCCTTCTTGAGTTTGTCAACTGCCTTTACAATCTTTGGATCGGCAGACTCTTCCATATCATGTAATGTCTCTTCTCCGTGGTTATATGCAATACTAGACATATACTCACCCCTCTTGGATTTTGGATACATTTTCATAAATGCTTTTGGGTCATTCTTTCCAATAACATCCATGATTGTTTCCAGCGGGTCAGTATCCAAGTTGTAGATAAGTTTTCTCAAATCCATCAACTTACCTTGTGAGTATAATTGTTTTGCCTTTTGAAAATCCTTCTTATCAATTCCACCAGTTTTGATTATATTATCAAATGCCTTTGATGCATTTTCATCAAGTTCGACTTCTTCTTCTTCCAATTCTGGATCAAAGTCGGTGTTCAGTCTTTTGAGAACTGCAGCAACCTGTGGATGATCAGACAATCCCTTTTTGATTTTCTCAATCTGTCTTACTGCACCAGAGTAGTTACCTCTTGCATAACGCTTGTCAGCAGCAATACCGATTGCCATTTTAATTTGTTTTGGTGAGAACCCTTCACGAACTTCTATCAGGGCCTCTGTCATAGTTGAACTATATCTAGTCATTTGTTTCTTCCCATATTTTTACAACAAGTTTCCCTGTTCCTTTTATTAATCTATGATACTCCATCTTCGGTATCTTGTATAGTCTGCCACGTTCTAGTGGTTCTGGTCTCTTGTTATCAAGTTGTAACTGCCAACCAGTGCCTTCTACAACCGTTACTTCCCTAGTGTGTTTATCTCTATGCCACACCAGTTCTTCACTGTCAACTTCCTCATCAAACCTTCTGATAATCATTCCATTATCATAAGATTGGGTGTATGGTTTACCAGAAGAAATTGCCGCCACCACTCAAACCAAGTTGTTTTGCATAACGTGGAAGATTACACGCCCAATATGATGCCTTGGTTTTGTCCTTTGCATTTTCACAATCGTGACGGGCAGCAAAACTCTTTCTTGCTTCCTTGTCATTCAACTTAACTTTCAGTCCAGTTGTATCTCCCCATGTGACTTTCTTGACATTACCTGTTTTCGGGTCTTTGACATACACATAGTATTTCTTAGGCCCACCGACTTTTGGTTTGTTTAGTTCTACATCCTTTTCTTCAAACATCATAGGGCAGTCCAATGGAACGTGTTCCCCTTGATACATATCATACTTTCCAATATCACCTTCCATAAGTTCCTTATCGAAACCTGTTGGTTCATAGACACCGATTTTATAGGCATCTCTTTTCTCTTGGAAAAATTCAAAATACTTTTCTGAACCCACACGATAAATGTTGGATTCAATCAAAGTTGATTCTGTTGCACAATCATCACAACATGATTTATGTTCTTGAAACGGCGTCATCTTACGAGCATGATTTGCAAAGTCTTTTCCAATCTCATAGGAATCTTTGAATGCTTTGTCGCCAGGTTTCAAAATTCTACCCTTTTTTCTCTGTACAGGGATTTTCAAATTCTTGAGTTTAGGATGAGTTCTAAGATATTTCTTTTCCCCCACTTCTGCTCCTTCTTTCTTGCCTTTGTGTTGTTTCCACAAATCTGCATCAGCAGTAGTCCTTGTTTTACCACCGCTGATGAAAGAATTGACTCTTGCATGACCCCACTGCTCGGGAGTTGTGCCAGGACGATGCCCTGTTCTCCAAGCGGCGACACCTCTCTTATAAACTTGTTTTAGAATACCAACTGAAATACCAGAGGCATCTGATTTCTTTTTAAGTGACTTATCTGCAGCACCCTCTTCTACTGTTTCTTTGTATAAGTCAGGAAACTTTTTCTTCATCTTGTTTGTATACTTTGATGGTTTTGTTTTTGCAGATGCATCGCCTGGCGCTGGTTTGTATGCACTAGGATCATCATCTGACTTTTCTTTACCTTTGTTAAAATGAGCATCTCTCTTGTCTTTTGTAGATTTTGCCATCTCATCACCATCGGCGTCTTTCGCAAAATACTTAGCGGGTTGCGTTCCCTTCTTGTCTTTGATATCTTTGTCTTGTTTTTCTGCAACGGCATCTTCTTTTGGTACACAGTTTGGCACCATCTTACCGTTCTTTCTTTTCATACCGACTTGTTTGTGAGTATCCCAACAAGGCCCATCCTCAGCAAGTTCAAGTTCATACAACCACTTCTTATATGTGATACCATTTTCGGCAATAAAGGTGACATAGTTTGTTCCTCTACGAATGATTTCTCCTGTAACACCAGTGTATGTATCTGTAACCTCTTCACCGATTGTAAAGATTTTATTTTCAACATACATATCACGAATTACATCTTCCTCTGTCTGCTGTACTTGGTGTGTGATAAATGATTCACGAATACCCATGTGTCTACGAACATCCTTAAACAGAGACATACCCTGTTTGAAAGTTGTGGGCAATCCTTGTTTGAATGAATCAAAATCGTTTGCACCAGCGGCAGCACGCATCTTGGATGCAGACATTCCTGTTACACCTTCTGCATCTGGATCACGTTCACCAGCAGATACAACTTCGATATTATCAAAACCATAGAAACCGTGTCGTGCTTCAACACCATTGTAGGTGTTTAGTAGTTTGTCAAACTCATCAACTCTGTCAGAACCAACAACCATTACAATTGCCTTGTGTCCTTTATTATAGAGTGATACTGCAATCTCAAATACATTTCTTGCCTTATCGACAACAATGTTCCTAGAATGTTTTGGGAACATCTTCTTCATGTATGCAACTTTTTTAGTATATGGCAGTGGATCTTTCTTTACGTTTTCTGAATGTGATGCAAATATATAATAGGGAGCGCCAGGATTCTTTCCTGTCTCCGCCTTACATTTATCCAACAGTTTTTCGTGTCCTGTTGTTGGTGGATTAAATCTACCAAAAGTGAATACACAAGTATCCCCTCTTGCTTCTCTTAATTCTGAAAACTTCTTCATTTATCCCATGCCTTTATTGCAGTAAAGTTATTGAAACTAAATTCCATTCTATCTACCAGTTTCACTGCACCGCCTGTAACTCTATCAATTGCAACATATCCTTCTGGATTCACTGCCTTGAATCCGTTGTTGGTTTTGATAAAAGTTCCAATACTCTTAACAGTATTTAGTTTACTTACAATTCCCATCTTTGCATCAACAATGTGGTTTTGAAATTGGATAACATTGGCAAGGTTAGACGTATGTTTCTTTAGTTCTCTTATTGTTTCTTTTTTCTTTGCCTCAAGCGCCTCCTTGTTTTTGGGAGTCTTGAGTTTATCAATCTGTTTATCAAATGTCATCTCTACCCACGGCAAATAACCCTTAGCGTGAGCAGAGGCGTTAGTTACCTTCTGTCCTTGTCGAACCTTACTGTTATTGTAAGTTTTCAGTGACGCACCAGCAAGATTACCAGTGAACGTGTTTTGAATCGCAAGAAACTTTGTAAGTAGGGGAGAGTTGATTTTTCTGAATATAGTACCAGCACTAGACAGAGATGCTGTAACTGCAGCAGTTTCTGTCGCAGTCATGGTTGCAGAACCAGATACATCCTTGTAGGTTGCATCATCCATCCAGACTGAAGCGGGTTTATTCATTCTACTGATATTCGCACCAAATGATGCTTTCATATCGGGTAGTGTTTTACCTGTGTATGTTGTATGCCAGACTACACCAATCTTAGCAGCGGCAATCTTCTTACCCAAGTCTGAGTCTACATCGACTGCATACACGATAGTGTTTGGTTGAAATGTATGATAGGATTTACCGTCAATGGTTTCTTTAGTTACATCATCAGTAAACATCAAGTCACCTTGAAGAACACCAGTGATGCCTAACTTAGAAAACTCTGCAAGTGCAATCTTGAACTTTGAGTTCAGTTGCCCAGACAAATCGGCATTGATTTCATCTTCTGATTTGTATAGTTTTGGATTTACGTTAAATACAGATTTCTTTGCAACAAAGAACTTTCCATCTTCTGGATCAATACCAGCAAATATTGCAGGCGCTCCATCCCACTTTACGGTCATGTTTACAGAGGAACGAGATGCACCCGCCAACATATCACGCAAAGACCGTACAAAGTTGATAGAACCTCGTGCCCCATCAACTCCGAAATTAAGAATTTCGTCCTCTATATGTTCTAGGTGTAGATTCTTCCCGCCTTTATCTTCGGACAGGAATCCAGAAAAGTTTAACATTTACACATTGTCCATTCATACAAATAATTACGTTACTATTTATAATAACACAATTATTCACGAATGTCAAGCGTGTGTTTTTTTAGAAAGTTTGGCAATGGATTATTACCAAAAGGTTTGGTTTTATTGATTTGGTCTGAAAACAACTCTGCGTCAATCTTCTTACCGAAAATTTGCACAATATCGTTTGTTGGGAACTCTACGACTTCCCACTTCTGTCCGTTCTGATTCACAAAGTATTTAATGCTTTTATACTTTGATGTCCTCAAATTTCTCATAGGTCTTACTCTTTCCAAGACCCACTCCGAAAGTTGTTTTATCAAAAGTTGCTCCTTCTTCTTGTCCACTGTCCAATATGTCATCTTGTGCCTCTTGTTCGCAATCGTATAGTTTCATTCTTGCCCTGTCAATTCCAATAACAAATCGTTTGTTGGTGCCAGGGTCATTATATCGGTTCTTCAATTGTTTTACCATAATCTGGTTTAGAGATTCAAGTTCCTCTGTCGAGATGAGGGCAAACATGAGATCTGCTGTAGCAGGCAAACCAAAACTTTCTGATGTATCTTCCAAACCCACATCTGAATTGGCGTACCCACCTCTAGTCGTTTGTGTTGCCGACATAATCGGTACATTATTTTCAACTGCAAGGCCCCTAAGTTCCTCTGCAATCGCTTTGATATAAAAATACGATCCAACATTTGCATTCCCCTTAAATCTTGAAGATGAACAAATATTCAAATAGTCAATAAAGATAACGTCTGGACGAAATGATTTCTTTAGTGCCAGTTCTTTTATCAGACTTCTGAAATGTCCTGTATGTGCAGATGCAGTTGGATATTCTTTGATAATTAACTTTCCGTTGGTCTTTGTTTGTATCTTAGAGAGGCGATCTGTGAACATCTTTTTGGGCAACTCATGTAAGTCATCCATTGTGATATTCATAAGGTTCGCATCAATTCTTTCTGCAATCCGTTCTTCTGCCATCTCCAAAGTTATGTAAAGAACATTCTTACCTTGCATGAGGGTTGACGCTGCCATGTGACACATGAACAACGATTTACCAACACCAGTACCAGCAAGGGCAATGTTCAAAGTTTTTTGTGGTAGTCCACCCTTGGTTATCTTGTTGAAGTAATCAAGGTCGAACTCTAGTTTTTCTTCTTTCTTGTGGTAGAACTCGAATCTGTTCTCACCATCTTCTACATAGTCGTGTCCAACATTCTGGTCAAATGCAACTGCAAGTGCTTCAGATAGGATGGATGGTATTGCTTCAGCGGTATGTTGTTTGTCTTTCCCCTCAATAATCTGAATACCGTTTAGGATGGCATTGTAGACTGCCTTATCCTTACAAAACTTTTCTGTCGTGTCCACCAACCACTGCATATCAACCTGTGCATCAGATAGTGTTTCGACAATACTTAGAATAGACTTGAACTCATCATCGTTCAAATCCTTCCTGTTATCAAGTTCAATAGAGAGCGCTTCTTTGGTAGGTTGATTACCATACTTCTCCATGAACTTGTTGATTTCTTCAAATACAACTCTTTCGTGACGATCTGAGAAATACTCTGGTTTAATGAAAGGTAGCACCTTTCTCGCATATGGTTCATTGTATACTAAGTTACTAAGTGTAGTTCGTTCAATCGTCTGTGTTGACATACTGTAGTGCATCCTCTTTCATCTGTTTATCAATTAATTCTTCTAATACCTTGCCGATGACAGAATAGAATTCGTCATCAAACATTTCTTTTGGTAGTCCGTTAGAGTCTAACACATTAAAGTCGAATTGTAAAGTGGCGGATGTCTTTTCTTCATTCTCAATAATAGACACTTTGCCATACTCATAGACTACTCCTTGATACTTTCCTGCCTCTTCAGTCAGTCCAATACCTGTCCAAGTCTTGTCTTTGTTCTCTACAAATTTATACATAATGTAAGTAACTTCCTATGATATACTTAGGTTTCTTCACTGGTTTAGTTCCAGCATGAAGATGTGTCCACAATGGTGGGAACATCAACATTCTGCCTGTCTCTGGTTTGACTGCAATATCAAACTGTGGAAAGGTTGTATGTCCTGCCTCATTATCATCAAGGTATAAAAAGAATACCAAAAATCTACGAGCAGAATCTATGTTACCAACATCAACGTGATCTGCAAACTCATCCACATCATTTGGCAAATATCGCTTCATACGAAACTGTTCAAAAGCATATGTTGGTGGAAACATCTTGTCAGTAACATTACTGTCTTTCATGTATTTATCAATATACTCAATAAAACGATTTTGTAATGTTTGCCAAAAAGGTTGCCACTCAAGGTGTTGTTGCAGTGTTACCTGTGTAAAAGAACGATGTCCTTCTAGGACAATTTCCTCATGGTGTTCTGGTGATTCCTCAAACATCGCAATAAGTTGCTGTGCGAAATCTTTGTCAATCACGCCATCATATGTTTGAATGAAACGATCCATTACGTTATGATTCCACTCTTTGCTGGTGTTGCAATGCCAGAAGTTTGTTGCGTCCAACCCGAAGCAAGTTCTGGTGCAGTCTCCACCATATACATGACGCTGGTTTTTGTAAATTCAAAGTCACCCTTTGGTTCAACACCAGACATACAAATTCCATTTACCAATCCAATACCTTGTTGTGTTGCTTGCAACATACGAGGTCTGTTTAGCACGATTGTCATCATATCTTCTTTAACGAGTTTGCCAATAATCTCTGCACCATTGGACATAACCAATGTTACTACTGTTCCTGTTTTCATAATTAATCCTTCCAACAATAAGTAGGTGTGGAACTATTCACATCAAAGATATTTTGATGCTTCATTAATGATCGGCGATAAGGCGTCCACTTTATACCTCTACCCCAACCAAGTTTGTCGATAAGTTCCTCTTTGGAAACCTTACCGCTGTTCTTAATCCAAGATACAATTTCTTGAAACTTCTCACTAGTATAACTCATGTGACTCTGTTTGTCAAGAAGCGAATCAATATAGTTTGACATCTCATGCATCTTGTTTTTATATATTAGTGTCTCACGAATACAGTCAAGCGCCTGTTCTGCCATTTCATTTCTATACTGAGGGTCTTCCAAATATGTATTCATCATCATAAGTGCTTCATGGTCATCCTCAAAGAAATCACCCTTTGCATTTAACTCGTGATAGTATGTGTCGTTATACATGACATAAGGAACACCGTTCATCATGCCGTCAGTTGTTGCAACACTCCATCCACCGTATGTTTGTTTTGGTGAAAATCCCATGTAGCACTTCTGTAGATTCTTGTAGTACCAATCCTTGCTTCCTTTTGTTGTCACAACATATTCACGATTAGGTTTTTCCAATAGTGGAATCCAAACCTTGAAATCCTGTCGCAACTTCCATAGTTCATCACACACGGCAATGAATTCTTTGAAGTGTTTGTAAGTATCTGGTCTGTGATTGAATACAATAATTCGTGCTGGGTTCTCATTGATATCATCAACGATATCCTTTTCATTTACTCCCAAGTGTTGAGGTACAAGAATGTCATCTAGTTTTGTAATAGTAGAATCACTGAATGTTTCTGCTGCCTGATCAAGTACCAATCCCTTCTGGTGTTGTGTATTCAGATAGCATCTGTCATATTCCAGAAGTCCAGTGACGTTCTGATTGAAACTGTCTAGCGACCATCCGACTACTGATTTTAGGTCAAACCAGTGAGAGTAACCAAACACTGGTGGTGTGTGGTGTGTCACATTATATAATACATTTTTAAGAGCGTGTGTATGTTCTGGTAGATGAGACATAACCAAGTCAAAGTCGTTTACTCTACTCAACATCTTTTGTAGTTTAGGTACGTCCACATGAGAACGCATTGTTGGTGGATATGTCGGCATCGGCAGATACCACTGTGTCACATTATCAAATGCAAGTGATGGAACTGGTTCTGGCAAAATAAGATAAAACCACAAGTCATCACGAATCTGATTCAACAGATTGATCTGTTGCTTGATAACTTGGATATAACTATCCTTTTCCAAATCCTTCTGAAAAGTAATGTTAGGGTACACAAGCACCCTAACAGTTTTTTGTAACTTTTCTTCTTTTCCTATTTCAAATAGGTTCATGCAGCATCCTCTTCTTCTTTTACTGAGATATCGTCCATCCACATATCCATCTCAACGAACTCAACGTCAAGGTTGAAGCGGTTACAGATATTCATCCAAAGAGGTTGAATTTGTGTTTTCCAAACTTTCGACTGTGCGACTGTTGGGTGATGGATACAAACTACTGCTTTCGTGCAGTCTGTAGCATACAGTGTTTCAAGAACACGTTCCAAACGCAAAGCACCAGATGAAAAATACAATGAACACTGTCCAATATCTGGGCGGTTATACGATTGTACTTTTTTGTCCAAGATACCACAATGTGGTGCTGCTTTCCAGTTGATGAACAAGCGTCCAGCAGAGCGATGTTCTGCTTCCTGTTCAAGAATTTGGTTTGCTTTGTTCAAGATAGTTTGTACACTATTCTTTGTAAATCCAAACTCTTTTAGTGCAACTGAATTTGATGGTGCATTGAAAGGAACTTTTTTCGCTGCCATGTCAAGAACGTATTTGATACCATCTGATTCTGAGATTTCTTTTTTGATAATCTCTGCTTTTTTGTTACGCAAGTTACCAATGAAACGCAACTCTTCATCTGTAAGGTCACAATGAATAGCATATGGAATACGCATCACTGGAATATCTACAGCGTGCTTTGACTGTGCAGCACCCAAGACTGTGTGGTTTCCATCACCACGCAAATCCTCTCCGTTTGCACCACGCCCTTCCCATACAAGTACAGGGTTACAAGCATCAGTGTTGCCTCGTGCATCATCAATTTTCTGTTTGATGGTACGTTGCAGTTCTGGATCATGTTGGAAGCGAACCTGTAGTGCCGACATCTGTGCATGAAGTTGAAGATCTTCGACTGTTACAGGAAAGACACCATCATCAATTTGCTGGTTGATGAACAAACAGTTTTCGATATCTGGTTCTGCGAATTGTGGAAACCCATTCGACAAGTTGTAAAACATTGGGTTTGTACGAGCATTTGCTTTTTTCAAAATGCGATGTTCAGCATTCTGCATCTGCATATAATCTCCATATGCAAGAACTTCAAATTTCAATTGTGATTTTGAATTGGCAAATACTTTTTGAAACTCTTCGTTTGTTGAAGAGTGGTTGTAGGGGTCATCCACAGAACCTTTGTGAATTCCTACATACATTTTTCCATCAGACAAGTTCGTGTACTGATAGAGATACGCCTCATATGAGGCAGGGGGGGTTGCAATATTTTGCTCTACGATATTTGATGACATAACGTCACTCCTTTTGTTAGAACACTAGTTTCCATGAACATACAAGTCACATGAACAACACTAGGTTCGGTTGAAAATGAATACCACCTCAGCATTCATTATTACTATAATACACAATGTTTCGGCAAAAGTCAATAAGTTTTTATCGAATAATGTCAATTTTATTCATTGTGTCTTGATTCCAAACTTCTAGTTCTTTACGAACTTTGCCCTCTGCAATCATCTTATTGTAACGCTTGGTAGCATTCTTCTTCCACCATGCAATCACATTTTCAAGTTCAAATCTATCATAGTTTTCTGCTTTTGTCAAGGTATTTGTTTTACCTAACAATACATCTTTTGCATTTGAGTATCCATACTCACCCATGTAGAATCTCTTTTGTGTAGTTACATCACTCGCCTTCTCGATTTCTTTTGAGAACAACTCGTATGCTTTCATATCATGTTTAGCAAGACTTTGTTTTACAAGTCCAACCATCTTTGTCTGCATCTTGAGTTTACGAGATGATGCACCTTTGTGAATCAATTCTTCTCCACCATTCTTTTCGGTGAACCAATCTTTCATCTCTGGATATATATCCTCACCAAGCGTCAATAGAAACTTGGATTGAGTGTCGCCTTTATATCTGAGAAAAGGTTTCATACCATCATACATGGATGCACCTTTGATATTACCATAGAGAGATGTTGTCTCAAACAAACAAAACTCTGTGTCATACTTTTCGTTTAGCATTCTACGACTTGCATGAGAACAACAGATTGCCGCCATCAGTTTACCACCAAGATAGTTGTAACCAAATGGTTGCACAGGAACAATATTGAAACCCATGATAGCACGTTTGTTGAAGATATCCAAATCTGGAACACCACCCAAGTAATCGTTACGAGGTTTTGAGTTGA